AGCGTCGCACGGGTAAGGTGGTGGACGTTTCGGATCGGCTTATTGCGAAGATGTTCGCTCAAGTCAAGAAGAAATGGCCAGTTAAGTTACTTAATGTAGCTTATCGCCAGATATTAGGAAAACTGGGGACGAAAGTGGAACCGGCAGGGAAGGTAAGAGTTTTTGCTATGGTGGATCCGTTTACTCAGTGGTTACTTCGACCCCTTCACGAGGCGTTGTTCGCACTGTTTAGACAGATCCGCCAGGACGGTACGCACAATCAGGTTAAACCGCTGATTGCGTTGATAAAGGAGAGGGAAGTTCTTATTCGAGAAAATAGATATCCCGGTTCCCGGCCTACGGGTTGGGTCCGACTGGGGTTGAACGTTCCGAAACGAGCTTATGCTCTCTTTTCTTTCGATCTTACCGCCGCGACGGATCGATTACCGTTGGCAATTCAGGTCGCATTGCTAGGCCCGGTCCTAGGACCGCGCTTAGCCAAGGCGTGGGCGTCTTTATTAGTTGCACGAGATTATTACATATATCTTAAAGATGAGTATGGTGTTGGGTCTTTACAACCTCAACGCTATGCCACCGGGCAGCCGATGGGGGCGCTCTCGTCTTGGGCTATGCTGGCCTTGACTCACCACTGTATAGTACAGTGGGCATGGTATAAGGTATGTACCCGTAATCAAGAGGGGTGGAGCTGGTACCGCCATTACGCGGTGTTAGGTGATGACATTGTGATAATGGGGGGACAGGTAGCTGACGCCTATGTTGCGATCATGACGGGCCTTGGGGTCCAGATTGGAGCGCACAAGTCGTTGGTTTCACGCGACGGGACGTGCCTTGAATTCGCAAAACGGACATTCTTTAAAGGGAATGACGTTTCAGCTGTATCTCTGGCAGAACTTTTGGTTTCGCGGAAGAACTTGTCTGCGGGGCTAGAATTATGTCGGAAGTACAGTATGGGCCTGGGAGCTTACGCTAAGTTCCTAGGTTACGGATACAAGGCTACGGGATCACTGACGAAGCGTCTGTGGTCTTTGCCTGTTCGCTTGAGAAACTACCTGGTAGCGTATCATGGGCCGTCAATGACCTTGTTCCAAGGAGTATTACCTTGGCTGACAATGCGGTCTCTCCAGTCTACTTACAAAGTGACTGAGGGGGCCCTGTTGAAGGCTAAGGAGCTATTACTAGGACCAGAGGTAAAAGAGGTTTTATCTCGACTCGATAGGATAGTGAAAGGATTGTGCGAGCCGTTCGATCCCGATAACTTCGAGAAGCAAGGTCACCTGATCCCTCACGGGTTGGATCTCGGTAGATTTCCTTATCATCCTGGTTTAAAGGGCGTCCCGAAAGACGTTCTTTGGCTGCTTGATAACGTTGTTTACAAGGATCCATTCGTGGAGGCTATGGAGGCGGTTCAGACTTTACGTGCCAGAGTGACAGCTCTTGGAGATGGAGTTATTGACCATCTTCCGGAACTGTGGTCGGCTCTTCAAGAAATTGAGGAGAAGATCGGAGCAATACCGTCTATGGAACGGCTTATGGCCACCCCTAACCTTAATCGGTTGGGGGAGGGTCTTAAGCTTATCCGTCGATGGGAACGGCTCTCACGTCCATTCCGCTCAACGACAAAATAAGTCAAGAGGAGTTATACCTCTTGCAATCGAGGAACCCTGTCCCGGTCGGGATAGGAGGAACACTAGGCTTGTGCCCAGTATCCTGGTATTAGGTTTTCCTTCCATAACAATAAGTGGAGGATTCCAGGCCTGGGTAGTCTAGTATACAAGGCAAGTGCGGTGAGGGTGTCAACTCCTAACGGAGCCCTTATCGTAATCCTTGGTCAACCTCGATGTTCTCTTTAATTTATTAAGCAAGCTGAGGTCTGGAGCAATCCAGGTCTCTACACTTGCCCAACATTTTTAATAAAGCATCTAAGCTAAGCAAGGTTCGGAATACGGCCGCGTTATGCGGATAAGCC